GCCAGTTTGGGTTGGTAACGTCGTTCCAGTTTATGGTAACGCCGCTGAGATTTTGTCCGTTGTAGTCTACAACGTTTTCTGTGGTTGAAACGTTGAAGACTTTGAGATATCCTTGAGCTTCTTGATTTCGCTTGGGAGTATAGCTCACTAACTCTGCCAACTGCACTACAGAATCACGTCGTTCAGCAGTGTCTAAGAAGTTTTCACGGATGTTTAAGTCGTTGCGGAAAGACAGTGCCTGGCCCATAAAGGCCATGACATCTAAGAGAGCCACAAACTCTGATGATTCAATGTAATCGTTGAAGTTTTCGGGATAATAGATGCGGATGTAGTCAACAAAACTTTTGCGCAGAGTCTCAAAGTCATAACTTTGAAAGTCTGCTTCTCTGTATGTTGTGTAGATCCGTTTCCAGTCCTCTACTCCAAATATTGCTGTTTGTCTAGTAGTCTTGGCCATAATACCTTCCGTGAAGTATTTATGGTTTGAATAAACGGCTTAGTTTTAGATGTAACTGGCTGTGCGAGTCTGTTGATCAAAAAACACACTCAACAGTTCGGCAGTTTGACCTTGTACGGCTTGTATTTCTAGTTCAACAAGAATACCGTTGACCTGTGGATAGGCTTCGGCGCTGGATAGATATATCCTAGGGTCTTGACCAACAATGCGTTGCATTTCTTGCACTATCAATGCGGCTGTTTGTTCTGTTTGTGGCTCAAATACCAGATTCCACATTGTTGTGCCAACATCCGGACGACCTACTTTTTCTCCTTGGCGGATATTAAAGTAGTTTAACAGGTCACGTTTGATTAACTGGAAGTCTACTAGGGTAAACTTCTTGTATTGATCAATGGTGTTGAATCCAATAAAAGTTGCCATGGTCTAGTATTTAAGCCGTTTGGATGGGAGGTAGACCTCGACGCTGGCGTTCAGCGTTGATATTTGCTAATATAATAGCATCGTCGCCTGAATATGTTAGATCTGCGTCAGCCACGTTTGAATAAATGGTAAACGGAGTTGTATAGTTTGGTGTGGTAACTTTGGCATCACCAATCACCGATGACACAGCGGCATCTATTCCACTGCGGTTTATTGTAGAAGTAGAACCTATGCCTGTGGTACTATATCCCTTGAGAGCATCGCTGATCTTTTGATTGGCTAGATCTACTGCATATTGTGCACCACGTACTAGTTGGTTGATAGAAGAATTCTTAGTGGCATCGCCTATTTTGTCTTGTATCCAGGATTTCACTGTTTCAGCACCATACTTAGATCCTGCTTGTACAAGACCTGCTAACCTAGTAGGATCTTCACCGCCGGTGACAACGCCTGCTGATCTTAACGCTTGCAAAGATTGCTGATAAAGATCTGTTTGCACAGAGGCTTGCAAACTACGGTCTGACAGCAAGGAAGTAACATTGTTAACTCCAGATTGTCCTGTCCAGACAGAAGGGCTAGTTAGAACATCTACTGCTGTGGCATCGCCACCTGTGAGATAAAACTCCACAGTACCAGGTTTTAAGAAACCAGCGGCTTCTAACTGTGAAGGAGTGAGTTTATATTCGCCCAATCCTTCTTCGCTGAGATCTGTTGAATCTTGTCTGGCATCAAGTCTGGTTTGCGCCAACATGGCAGTGACCTGATCAGGTTCAATAGAACCCACACTGGCAGTGGCAGGAGATTGCACTTCATAATCTTCAGCCTGTATTGGGCTAAACTCTACGTCTTGTATTTTTACATATTTTGCTTCAATTTCTCCTGACACTGCTATTGGTGCAGTTGACGCTTGTAGTTCTGTTTGATTATTGATACCACGACCTTGCAACGGATAGGGCTGGTGCGTGGGTGCTCTGGTTACAATGGTAGTCAATGCTCCATTTTGTACCACCCAACCACGATTTTGTTCAAACTTGACATCAGGTAAACTTTGTTTAAGGATGTCTCCAGGTTTTGGAACATCGGGAGCATTACCACCATTGAGAGAAATACATCCAGCACTGAGAACCATGTTACTACCAGCGTCCCAGGTTCCTGATTTTGAAGACTTAAGGCTCAGAGTGCCATCGCTCTTGATACCCACATAGTCATTGCTGTACATCAAAAGAGCCTTGGACGATTTGGCAGTGATTAGCTCACTTTCCATGGCTATGGCTCGTTCGCCTTTGACGTTGATTACTCCCTTGGCATTCATGTTGATATTACGATCAGCATGCAGGTTGATGTCACCGTTGCTACGCAGATTTACAGAGTTAGTGCTGTAAATGTCCACTGTGCCTTGACTGCCAAACTCCAACCAGGTCTGACCATTGCCGTGAATAATAAAAAAACAATCGCCCGAATCGCTCATGGTGATCTGATGACCTTTGGCTGTGCGTAGGCGTACCAGGGCATCGTTACCTGAAAGATCACCATCGTCCATGACAAATGAGTGACCACCGCGACGAGCAATGACTGTGGCATCTTGCGGATTTAAACTTCCTGACTGTGCTTTTTGTCTTACATCAGCATCAGTCATGCCTCCAAGATACACAGGCCTGCCTGGCGTACTGATACCGTACACTGTGCTAGGACTTTCTCGCTGAGCATTTGAGTTGATGGGCCCGCGTATGGGATCTTTTATCAGGCCTTGTTGCAACAATACCGCGGCAACCACACTATGTACTGGTTTTTTGCTGTCGTAGAACTTGGGGTTTTCTGCTATCTGTTGATTATTGATGTTGAGCTCAACCACTGGTAGTTGAGCAACTCCATTGAAATATGGTTGTTGTGATGAGTTGTCTAGTTTGTAGTTGCGTGATGCACCAATGGCTGGCAGCATGTGATTGATGCCAGGCTCAACCACTGCACCGAGATAGTATCCGTAGTTTGAGTCGCCGGATGCAAAGAAACATATTAACTGTGTGCCAATGTCAGGCGGTGTAAACCACATGCCGTAACTTTGTTTATTAAGGATGTACCCGCCTTCGCCTGTTTCCTGTTCAACAGGAGGATTGGTAGTACCGTAGAACGGGCTTACTGGACTGACCGGTCTCCAAAGATCTGGATTGTTTTTGTCTGGGCCAGCAAAGTCTTCAATCCAAACTTTTACCTGTCCACTGCGTGTACTGTCCAATACTTGTCGTACTTCGCCTACATACATGCCCACCTGGGTGGGTGCATTGCCTCGATCTAGTTTATAACCACCGGGTATGCCCGATGAGCGTTGCATATTATTTGCCATAGTCTTCTACTTATTATGGCCCAACCTGGAACGGGCTAAAAGCTGATGCTTCATCATCGTTAGGCGTTGCTGTACCTGGTTTGAGCGAAGGAGGTCCAGCCGGTGTTGTTGGTATAAATGCAGATTCATACCCAGTGTATGAAGTATCTGGAGCTGGCAGCGCACCAGTGTTGAATCTAGCTCTTGCCGCGGCTGTTTCATTGGCAGCAATTTGATTATCTACCCTACGAACATCTGCTTGCTGACCGCGAACACCCTGTGCCGCAGACGTTTGTGCGGCATTGGATTGTTGTATAGTAGATCCTTGGGCTCTGACTTCGTTGGTAGCAGTACCAGGATTAAAATATCTCACAGCCCCAATCAATCGTTGTGTGAACCTACCTTGTCTAAAGTTGCTTCTAACCAAAAGTGCGTTGAACACTGTGCTTTGTGGTTCTAGTGCTATCTCAGCAGTGGTCTGCCCATACAATCCACCGTTGGAGTTTATCGCAGCCAGGCCAGTACTTGTGTTGTAGTCGTTGACTGGATTAAACTTGATTTCATACAATACCTCGCTGGCTGCGGTGTTTACTGATCCATCGGGCATAAACGGTGAAAGATTTATGGCTCGTGGATTATTGTAGAACACCTCACTTTGTTGTAACCAGTCTGGGTCACCAATGATAGTCAGAGAAGATTTTTGTATGTCAGCATCGTTGTACAATCTTTCTGCCAGCTGTGCCGCAGGAGTGGTTGTATCTCCGGTACCACCTGTGCCTTCAGAGTTTGGTTTGTTCTGATATGCTCGCTTTTCATATATTCTTGCGCTTGATGTAAAGTCTCCAAATGGCACACCGCCTTGGTTATTGGAAAAAGTAGTGGTATAGTTATAGTCTACTTGTATATCTAACTCCAACACTTCGGAGTTTTCGCCTGTGAACCAATAGTTATAGACCTTGTGTGTGCCCCGGAATCGAGACTGAGGAAATACAGCCACTTTGGGATCATTGATCTGATAAGGTGATATTGTGTAGACTATTTTGTAAGATATGTTTCGTCTGATGTTATCGTATTTCTGAGGTGTGAC